TCAAGATTCTCGCAGCTCAGGAAGATCGGAGCGCGAACAAGTATGTCGCCCAGCTCATCAAAAAGCATTTGGCCAAATTTGATTTCGGGGAAATGCGATAAAAAGCCCATTTTTCGGGCACATCTTGCATTTTGCTTTGTGGTTCGGCTAACTTGTCAGGACACAAGTACAATGTTACTGATCGGCCAGAAATAAATAACCCCGGTTATCGCTAGTTTTGGTAGACCGCGAAGACCAGGGTTCTAGAGTCCCAAGGACGGACTGCTTTTTGGGTACCATGAGTGCGATTCATACGCAAGTTTTGAGCATTTATCGTAACTAGAGGCAGGCCGGTCATGGGTCCAAGGAAAGGACGATATGGCCGAAGATATGATAGTCGTTAGTGATTCCCGCAAGACTCCCTTCATCTGGCTCGATCTTGAAGCAGACGATATATTTTTAGACCCCTACGAGTTCCGCATTCTCGGGCGCATTGCACGGCGTGCAGGCTTCAAATCGACTTGCTTCGAAAGCATCAAGAGTATTAGCGAAGCGACCCTTATATCCCGCTGCAAAGTCATATCTACGCTCAAAAAACTTGAAAAAAAGAACATCATTTCGATCGTTCGAAGTGTCGATAAAGACGGGTGCAAGAATACAAATCATGTAACCGTCAATGATAAAAGCGTGTGGTTGCCATGCAAAAAAGAGGGGGGGGTAGTCTCTGAGAAAGACCAGGGTAGTCTACCACAAAGACTAGGGGTAGTCTCTGAGAAAGACCAGGGTAGTCTACCACGTAGACATAAAGAAGATCCCATTGAAGCAGATCCCCCTCTAAGAAAAGAAGAAGAGCGCTTTGCAACGCCCCCCCCCATTGAAAAAGATGTGCCTGCACCAATCGACCCCGAAATCGTCGCTCTCGGCAGAGAGTGGGAAGCTTGGGTGAGAGCAGAACACCCCGAGAACGCTCTCCAGGCGAAAAATTATGACGTAGCCCTAGCCAAGGTTGCCAAGCGCAAGAAGATGACCCCAGCGGCGCTAAAAATGGTCTTTGAGTTCATCAAAGAAGATCATGAATTTTGGTTCGACAATGGCCGAAGCGCCGCGAGATTACTCGTAAAATCGAAGTCCAACGGGCGTCTAAAAATTGACAATATCCTTAAGCAAATGGAAACTGGGCACACGAAAAAGCAGCCAAAAAAACAGTCACTTTGCGCAGAAAATGACACGGTAGATTACGAAGCCGAAGCCTTGCCATTCTGAGGGGATATTGTGAGCATTTTTGAACTTATGTTCTCAAAGCCAGGGCCACCACCCAGGGCTTATACGGATGAATATGCCCCATGCCATCCCAACGGCGGCAGGTGTTGGACGTGCAAACAGCCGGTGAAGTGGCGCAAATCGCCCGCGTGGCTAAGACACATCCACACAGATAGCGGCTACGTTGCGCGGTATTTTGAAAATTTCGAGGATGCTGCAAATTTTGATGGGGGCCATCGTTCGCCCCCATTCACTAGCGAATATATGCCCAAACATTGGGCATTGGCCTACTGGGACTGTGATTTTGACGCGTCACCAGGACATGAAGCGTGTGCTTTGGCCGCAAAAGAATCGCATGACGCCTACATCCGGGGGCAAGGGGCTCCCTGCCCCGAACGCGACATGACCCAGAAAGAATTCGAGGATCGCTGTGCTTCGGCAAATCTGCCCCTCGAAATGGCCCAGCAATGCACATTCGAGGCCTTTAACCCCACACGCATCAAAGCCGATGAGGCTGTAGTCGTGGAGGATGAGCAGGGGCAGCCCAAGACTCGCTGGCAGCGTGATCAGCCGTTGGTTGAGGTCCTTGCAGCCTGGAAGCCCAAAGACCCGCCTGTAATGCTTCTGGGGAGTCCTGGCATCGGCAAGAGTCACCTCATATGCGCCATCGCTACGAAGTACCTGAGAAAGCGCATGATGGTGCGCTATCACGGGGCTCTGAACTTCCTGAATGAGTACAAGGGCCTCGCTTTTTCCGAAAACAATCACAACAAAGATCGCGCCAAACTGCTCAAAGATGATGCATTACGGTGTGATTTGCTGGTCATCGACGATCTGGGGGTTGGGGCGACAACGGACTTCACACAATCCGTCTGGTACGAGATTCTAAATTTCCGCATGGAACGAAAACTCCCCACATTTTTCACCACGAACCTAGACCCCAAGGGGATATCAGAGCATTTTGACGAAAGATTTTTAAGCAGACTAAAGGGAACTACACGCATTTTTAGAGTAAGTGGGTCCGATTATAGAGCTTTAGGAGTAAGCCGGCAATGACCACAAAAATTGACCCATCTGACACACGCGAACTCAACCGGATTGAGCTTTTTGAAGCTATCGAAGTAGCCGAGGAGCGCATCGATATCCTCTCAGAAGAGCTGGATGTGCTTGATGCCGACATGAAAAATGTGGCTGATAAGACACAAGAAGACTGGATGGAGTTGCACGAACGGCGATTCGAAGTAACAGAGGAAATCATCAGAACCGTGCGAGCAAATCGACTGATGAAGGAGCAATTAGAGGGGCTTCCTCGAGTGGTAGAGCTGTATTATGACAACTAAAGCACCCGGAAAGCTGGCGGGGTCGCCTAAAGAATCCCTGATTGTGAAGTCTATCGAAACATTATTACGTTACTTTAAAATCTTCCATTGGCGCATGTACACGGGGCCAAGGGTTTACAGAGGTAACAAGTTTCTCCCCTCTCTTCAGGTCGGAATGCCCGACATCATTGGAGTGCTCCCAGATGGCCGCTTCTTCGCGATCGAGGTTAAAAGGCCAGGGGGAGAAATCTCCTCTGCCCAGCTGGATACAATCCAAGCCATTAATGCGCGAGGAGGCATCGCCTTTATCGCGACTGGAACAGAAGATGTCAAACAAAACTTGGGCGCTTACTTGGGCAAAATTTCAGCTTAACTTTCCAGATGTGGATAAGGAAACAGCAGAGAAATGCGTTGACTGCATTACCGTCGCCAAAGCCCTTGGCGCAGACGTAACGATTGGAAGGATGAGAGAAGATGAGTAGGTGTTATTACGTAACAATCGGGAGAATGAGAGATGACCAAATTTGACGAGATTGAAGCGCGGCAGAAAGAAATTGACAGAATAATTTTTGGGGCAGCACAAAAAACATCATTTTCTCTCGAAGATTTGTTCCAGTTTTTCCAGCTTGGAAAAGAAGTTGAAAAATTACAGAGGGAGTTGTGCAAACTCGATACAAGCGGGGCTCAATGGGATTACCGGCTGCAGCTAGAGCGAGAAAGAGACAGGTTACGCCAAGCACTTAGCTCTCTCAGCTATCAGGGCTTGGCTCGACAGGTTAAGGAAAAGAGCCCTCCAAATTACGAGGTAACGTGCGGTGGAAAGGCGATGGAATGAACTCAGCAAAGAGGCCGCAGACCGGCTAAGGCTGGTCATGCAGGAAGAAATGAATAGGCGGGTGTTGAGAGACCCCGACCTGGAAAGGCGCGTTCATGAGAGCCTTGAGAGAGACAATGTGTCACCCATTCAGATGTTTTTTAAGGCATATTTTGGGCGATTTCTCACAGACAAAGAGCTTGAATCCGGGGTGATGGAATGAACCTTTCCCAAGCTTGGGAGACCGTAGAATCCTATGGGTATATTGTACGCATTAGACATAATTGTGATTGGGTCGTGATAGAAGCACCATCGGGAAAGCGGAAATCTTGCCCTATAATTGAATTCATTAACCTTGCTTACTCACTAAGCAAAATTGGATTTGAAGAGTATTTTGAAAGGTGGAGCGATGAGCAAAAGAGCGAAAGAGAACCGGAAAAAGAACCGGAAAAAGAGGAAAGACTTGCCTATCGTTGCTCTTGAGGACATTGAACATGCTAAATAAGTACACGAACAAGATCTTGCAGCTCTGCGGATTGTTCCTCTTGCTCCTTTTCATGGGACTGATGACGATTGCATGTGTGGGCTTGATGATTGAAGGCGTTATCGTCATTCTTACGAACTTGCAGAAATTTTGATTCCATGCTCTCTTAGTGCCATCAAAGTAACACAAGCCGCACCTAATTAATTGGGTCCATCTCTTACCTTCAGCCTTTGATCGCGTTGCAGCGATGGCGATTTGTGCGCGTGCAACACTCATTTCGAAATCGGAAAATCGAACAAAGTTAACTGCGCAATCTTTTCCTGCGGCTTTTCCACCGGCTTTCTGACCTTTCGAACATGCACAATCTGAGAACTGCCGTAGGCAATCAAAGCCTTGGCGGCCGCCACTCGTTCCGTGGGCTCATACTGCCCCGCACCCGAAGCAATCTCCCGAAGTACCTCAAGCCCGATTTTAATCTCGCTAACCGCCTCTTTCTCAATCGCAGCTAGTTCCTCCTCTTCGGTGGGTGGAGAGGGGATAGGGGCCTTCTTTGGCCTTGGATTGGGCTTCTTTCTCACTGTTGGTTTTGCAAACTCTTTGGGCTTCTTTGGCCGCGTCATACCATCCTCTCATGCCTGCGATTCTTGCCGTTACGTTGTTACTTGACACAGTAACAGGGTTTTGTGCAGTTTCTGGGGTTTTGCGTTCAGGAAGAACTTAGGCGGTCATGGATGACTGCCAAAAAACCAGGGGAAAATTTAATGACTGCTGCTATTTTTGATAGTAATTTTGAAACTTTTGGTGGATTGCAAGAACTTTATGCAAACGATGTGGAGTACCAAGAGCACATCCAAAGCTCGCTTTACAACAAAATTCGTAAGGTTTCGTCTGGCGATGAAGGCGTGCAATTTGATGGACTCAATTTTAACGTACCAGTGAAATTGACTATCAATGAGTCCTACGCGGCAATTGTCGATGGTGAACGTCTTCCTGAGTCTGGCATGGTTAAAGAAGTATTCGCTAAATACCGCGCTAAATTGATGTACTCAACCGCAGAAGCGACCCAGTTTGCTGCTACCCGTGGGCACAACGGTGGTCGTGCAGGCGGCAAGTACATGGACGATTTGTTGAAGGGAACCTTGTTGTCCTTCATGTCCAACTTGGACTTCGACCTTTACGGTAATGGCCGTGGATACCGCGCAACAGTGGACACTGCAACCGCAGCCGCTGCATCTTTTACGGCTGTGACGACTGCCCGTATTCGCCCTGAAATGAAATTTGACTGGTACGACTCGACTTACGCTACCAAGCGTGGCTCGATCATGATTGCGGTTAAGGGAACAGACCGCATGGCCCGCAAACCTTACATTGACGCAACCTTTGGATCGGGTGCAGTTCCTGCGGGAGCTGTAGCGGGTGATAAGCTAGTTGTGTATGGGGCACTAGCAGCAAATGAGCCTTCTGACGGCAGATATATTTGCGGTCTCGACCGAATGACGGACAACTCCCTTTCACTAGGAAATTTATCCCCTTCAACATATGCCCAATGGATGAGCACAAATCAGAGCGCTGCAAATGGTAACATCTCGCAAGAACTCTTGCAGTTGCAGTTCGACAGTATGTACATCATCGGTGGAAAATACCCTAAGAACATGGTGTTCAACCCTGGTCAAAAGCGCAGTTACCTTAGCCAGTTCCTCAACCAACGTCGTTTCAACTCGAATAACTTCGATACAGGCGCGTCTTCCTTGACCTTCTCTCCCCTTAAAATGGGCGAAGACCAGAAGAACATGAAGCCCACAGAATTCGACATGCTCGAAGATAAAAACTGTGAGCCTGACGTGTTTTATTTCTGGCACCCTAGCGCGATGATGCTGGGAACTGACTACAGCGATGCGCCTTCGTTGGCTGATGAAGACGGCTCAGAATTCCGCTTCCGCCAAGGCTACGACTCCCTCAGCTCCTTCTATCGTTTTTGGGCGAATACCGTTGTTAAACAACGTAACCTGACTGGCAAGATTTCTGGCCTTGCTATCCCTTCAGGCGTAATCTAAGAAAGAAACGCTTGGGAGGGCTGCAAATGGCTAGAGTTAAACCTGATGACCAGTTACGTGAAACGCTTGTGGACCTGCTTAAAAGCTCCATGGGGGCCAAAGAAGCTCGCAGTGTGGTAAACAATCACTACGGCGAAGCGATGGACAGGCGCGCAAATCCTCCTTCTGGGGGAGGTGGTGGCGGCGTGATGTCTCAGATGGGTAACAAGTCGTCTGATGATGAAGACCCCTTTGATTATCTCGTGGATATATCCCGCACAGACCGCAAGGACAAAAAGGGAAAAACTATCGGCTGGGACAAGAAAGTCCACCGCTACCGTGCCCCTAAAGGAACCATCCCTGAAAAAAAAAAGGGGTAAAGAAGATGACGCGGGACGAGTTTAAACAGGCTGCAAAAGACGACATAAACCCAATGAAATATGCGGGCGAAGGTTGGTTTGCGACCGAGGAATACGCTCGGCCCGCTGATATCGACGATAAGTACACACGGGGCGAAGTCGGCAAAGAAGAAGATTATTATCCTGGCCCCGATAAAAAGAAGAAAAATTGGCGAAAGTATATGGAGAAATAAAATGGAATTTATAAAGCGTCTCCTCTCTAAATTGGGAAAAAGTGGCCTAGCTGAGAAGGTTGGTCATGCAGGACAAAAGGCTCTTGGCGAAGGCGGAGAGGGCTTAGTTCGCGCCAAGCCAAAGGCAGGCATCAGCCGGCAACAAATGCGCAATAGGGCACTTGGAGTAACAGCAGGGGCAGGTGCAGGGGCTGCCTATTTAGGCACGAAAGACGACGACGAAGACGAAGGAATGGAAGAAATTTTCAAGAAAGCCAAGAAGAAATCCCGCGACTGGATGGAGTAATTCATGCAAAAGCTAGCGTCCATTCTGCAAAAAATAGGTAACAGTGGGCTCGTCAAAAAGCTTGCCGAAAACCCTAAGACCACAGCAGCGGCAGCAGTTGGAGCACCCGTTGCAGCGTATGGGGCGCACAAAGGGCTTGAGCAGTATAAAGACCTCAAGCGCAAAGAAATCATCCTGCAGAACCTTGGAAAAGGGGCCGCAATGGGTGGTGTCGCAGGTCTTGGGGCTCTTTTGCCTAAGCTTTTGGACCATCCCACAACGCAGCGATTTTTGGGCTTGGCAGAGAAGACCTCAGGACACATCGGAGACGCCAAGCAAGCTCTCTCTTCTGAAGACATGCAAAGGCTAAAAAAGTTGGCCGCCAACTTTGCAGAAAAGAGGTAACAGGTGTCTGAAGATTTCAGCAAAAAAACCCGTGCCCAACGTCTGCGCGATTTTATGCTCTCCGCTGCGGCGGGGGGCGCTGCTTTAGGTGGTGGGCAAGCTCTCATGGGCGAGGGTACGAAGTCCTTTAAGCAGATCGCAAAAGCCGGTGGAAAAGGAGCAGTCATCTCCTCTCTCCTGGCTGGTACCGCAGGTCTGGCAGGTGATTTAATCCTGGGAGCACCAAAGGCTAACGAAACAGATGGATTTACCAACAGGGGCGCTCTTGGGGGCCTTGTTGGTGGTGGTCTTTTGGGTGCAGGGATTGGAGGGGTGGCAGCATCCGGGAAGCTCGGAAGAATGGTTGATGCCATCGGAAAAACCGGGAAAATGGGCTCTAAAATTGCCAATGGTCTCAAAAATGCAGCTCCTTCGGAAAACATGGTCATAGATAAATTCAAAAAATGGGGTGCTGATCCCAGCAAGACGCGAACGATGCTCGGCTCAATGCTGGGTGCGTCTCTTGGGGGCGCTGGTTCCGCAGCGATAGGGTCAGACGAAGGAATGCAGGCAGACTTTATCAAAAATAAAGCCCAAGCACTTCGCAACCGCAAGAAGAAAAAGCAGGTTCAAAATGGCGTATGACTGGATGCTGGCAAAGCGCAGAAATAACGAAACGGAAACAGATCGGACCTTAAACGATCTCCTTGACCGTGGTCTTATTTCGGCGAACAGAATCAAGATGACCGATGCCGTTGCGGACACGCTGCTAGACAAATTCCTGAAAAGGAAAGAGAATAAATACCGTAACACTGAACAGAAGTTGGGCATTTTGGAGCGTTCCAGAGCATTGGGGCTTAGTCCCAAGCAGGCTTTGAACGACGATTTCTTGGAAGAAGAAGCGGAAGAAGAGTCATCGCGTAATCTAGTTCTGGCACGTAGAGCCGCGACCGCGCTTGAAGCTGCACCGAAAGCTTTTTCCCAGAAAACTAAGATTTCCAACACGTTTTCCAAGATAATTTCTGCACTAAAACACAGGTAACAGAGCGCGTCTTTGTTACCATAGACAGGGGTAACAATGAGCGTAGAAACAGGCGGCGACGGCGGAGCAGGTGAAAGCACAGGCTCCGATTTTTTTCAGCAGTACCAACGCGAAATGGGCGAGACTCGACAAACAGCCTCAGAGGCCGCAAGCAAATCTTCAAGGAACGAGCAAATCCTCTCCAAACTTCAAGCAGTTTTTACTGGCGAAGACGGCGAACCCGCACAAGACGAATGGTTCGACCAGATTATGAATGCGGCATTTGAAGCAGAGAAAAACGGTCAGCCCATGCCCATCACCGTGCAAGTCGCCACGCAATTGATGGACACCCAAAAGCAGCTTGCTAAGGCCACGCAAATCATCCAGCAGCTCCAAGCACGCCAAGAGCGGCTAGATGACCCGTCTACCACCGATGAAAATATGGCCTATTCCGATATCGACAAGACAATTCGGGCGCAGCTAAACCAAGTCTATGGCGGGCAAGAATCGCCCCATATCAGGACCGCAATTGAGGGCTCTATCGTTCAAGAACTTAAATATCTGCGCGAAAAAGAGCCTGCGATTTTCCAGAAAGTCATCAATGATGATGCAGCGCGTAAGAAAATGGTAAAGCACTTTGTGATGGCCGCAGTGCCTCCCAAAGCTCGGCAAATCGTCGAAGAAGTGCGTGAGGCAACCGCTCCGATCACGCAAGAAGACTTCTCCCAGGCTTGGCAAGAAGCGCAGATGATTGAAGACTCGCAACTACGTTCCGAAGTCCAAGCGACTCTGCGCCAAGAGTTCCTTGCGCAACGTAACAAGAATGCCCTGCGCCGCAGATGATCGATTTCCGCACTCTAAAGCCCATTCAAGCCCTGTGTGCAAGCGTGCTTCTGCGCGAACGTCGCCTGATGCTCATTCTGCCCCGGCAGGAGGGCAAAACAGAGCTTGGGGTACGAATGGTCAGGCAACTTTTAGATGTGCCACAAACCCATTCTGCCCTGTTTCTAGCGAAGTCTAAGAGTGCAGGCAAAAAGGCAGCACGGGAGAAATTCTTTCGACTTTTCCAGAAGGAAGCCTTCAACGTTAACACTGAAGCGATCATCCGCAAGGACCACAAAACGGCCATCTGCTTTTTGGATAGCGTTGACAAGGACCCCGATAGACTTCGAGGGGGGACTTATCACTTTATTCATTGGTCTGAGGTGGCTTTCTCGAAACTTGAGCATGGCGTAACAGTAAATGACGTGTTTCAAAAGTGCATAAAGCCCACGCTTCGAACCACAGCGGGCTATGTGTTATTAGAGTCGACAACCAACGGGCACAACGGCTGGAAAGACCTTTTTGACAATGCAGCAGAGCTAGGATTCAAGTCCATCCGCATTCCTTTGTCTCGCCTTGTTGAAATGGGGCTTGTTACGATAGAGGAATTCGAGGAGCTTCGAAAAACCACGCTTCCCGATATTTTCCGACAGGAATATGAATGCGAATGGGTGACTTTCCAAGGGCGTGCTTATCCAGAATTCACAGCAAATCACATCGACCCCACCATTGAGAACCCTGGCGACTGGCAAATGGTTGTGGAGGCGATTGACTGGGGCTTTGATCCATCTGCAACCTGCGTGCTCTTTGCGTACGTAAAAGACGAAGTGCTGCATGTGTTTGATGAACACTACAAGAAAAACGAGATGCCAGAGGTAACAGCTGCAAGCATTAAATCCGTGCATGAGCACTATAAAGTAACGTCATTTGCCTGTGTTTCGGACCATGACCCCGCCAAGATTGAAGAGTTAAACAGGCGCGGAATTCAAGCGGGGCTTGCCAATAAGATAAACATAATGGGCGCACGCATGCAGATCAAAGAGATGTTTTGGAAGGACAGGATCAAAATCCACCCACGGTGCAAGAACCTCATTCGAGACTTGAACGCGGCAGTTTGGGAAACCAAAAAGGCGACCAAAGAGGGGGAAATCGACTATTCCCAATGCACATGGGGACATTTTGACGCCGAGGCGGCCTTGCGTTACCTTGTTCGCGAACTGTCAAATTTCGAACGCAAAAAGCCTGAACGCAACCCACACATGGATGATGATCTATCAGCAGCAGCGTGGAACATGCGAAGGGCCATGTCACAGGATTACAGAGAATGGGATTAACCAGAGCAGAATTAGAAGGCGAAATCCTCGAATTGTTGAACCGAGACACGACTTACACGGGTTTTTTCACTCCCGCAAAAGTGCATGGAGCCATCAAGGATTGTCTGGATTATGTGGCAGTGCATATGATGATTGCAGGCGAAGGGTGGCTTCAACAAGTCATGTTCTTGAACACCACAGCCGGAACGAATAATTGCGAGCTTCCCCCTCAAATCGGGATGATTCACAAAATCAGCTATCTCAATGGCACCGACTATTTGCCGCTGCGCTTCGATGATGGGTCCTTTGACATGGACCTCTCGGTGGACTCGGGCGAAGCGTTTCCCACCCGTTATAAGTTGATGGGTAACAAGATCATGTTCCCCTCTCTCCTCTCCGAAGGGGGCACGAGTTACCTTCGTTTGGAATGCTCTCTCTATCCTCGCGTGCTTCTTGCCGATGGCGACATCGTGGACCCACAATTCGACAACACGGCTCGAAATTACGTGAAGTGGCGGGCTGCAAGCCAGTTACTTTCGCAAGTGGGCAAGCGAGTTTCGGACTGGAAGGAATATGAGGGCGAGTGGTACGAAGCTCTTAAAAAGATGCTCGATAACCGCTCTAGGGTTCCACAATTCATACGAGATTTCGAATGAAAGTAAGCTATGCCAATTCAGACTACTACCATTGGTTCGTTGAGCTTGGGTACCCACAGCTTGATATTGTTACCTTTGAAGATGGCGAGTGGGCCATTCGAGAGTTCTACAATTGCCCTTTGATTCCTTCCATGACCCAATGGAAGTACATCTTGCAGGGCATGCGGAACATCGAAATCACCAAGTCTTTTGTCGAAAAGTGGTGCAGGAAGCTGGACCTCACGCGAAGGGAGATTTGGGACGCGGAGGAGGCAAAAACCGCAGCCGTTGAACTTGAGCACGCCAAAGTAGAAGAACATCGCCAGGAGTTCGCAACGGAGGCTCTAAAGCTCATCAAAAAAAACGAAGACCTTGTTGAACGCGTGGCAAAGAATGGCATCCAAGAAATCAATTTAGACAACATCGCAAAACACGTTCCAGCATCTAAATTACGAGGACTCAAGAAATGACGATAGCTCTCTTTAAGGACTACCAGAAGGCCAAAGTTGAAAATGACTTTACCTATCATGATGCAAGCGAGTATGCCGGAAATTTTCAGAATGTTCGTGCTGCTCTTAAGGCCGCAGCTTATGCAATTTTGGAAAATTGCCCAATTGATGACGACCAGAAAGACGCATTAAAATATCTGAATCACGCAATGTTTTTGGCAAATGCATCTATTGCGCGTCAAAGCCCCATCACAAAGGAATAACTTCCAATGATGCTTATCGCCCTTTGCCCTTTGGCAAAGATTTTTCAGCCGAGGTTTACCGTCCATGAGGATGGAAAGCCTCCGTTGGTTGTTACGTTAGATACTGTGATGGAAGAAGTGGAATCCGACAGAATCTGGAGAAAAGAACGTTTTTCTATCCAGGTTCCACGCTCTGCTGGCGATGTAATCATGTATTATGACCGTCCAAAAATGGTAACAAACCCCGACCTTTTCTTGTGGCTCTCGGGCGGCGAAGATGGGGCGCAGTCTCGCGAAACAGATTGGACCGGGATCGTTATGCTCAATTTCACCGACGAAATCCAGGATTCTTTAAACTGGTATTTGGCCAATGGTAAGCGTCTGCCACCCGAACTTGACGCCGAAGTTGCGTCATTAAGGGCCAAAGCCGCAGAGTTGAGCCTGAAGCGCTGCATGACCCACGTCACCAAGATGCACGAGCATTTAAAGAAACAACGTGAGCACAACAAAGAGAACAACGTAGGCGATTCAAAGCCTTCTGCTACAGAGTATCTTTGTGCATATGTGATGAAGAAATCAGAGCTTGAAAAGGCTAAAAAAGAGCAAATTGTACGCGATAGCTTTGAACAATTGATGACGTGAGGGGCTAATGACTGGCAAAGAGTACATGGAGAAACTAGCAGAAGATACCGATATCAAATTTGTTGCCTTTATTTGCGCAGATAAAGAAGGCATACATCACTCAATTGTTAGAGCTTCAATTGATGGGAATGGCCATTATCTGCAAATATGCCAGCTTATCGCGCAATTAGAGAAAATTAAAACGGAACTTGTTTCTCATTTGCAAGGACAACAAGAACACAATAAGGAGATTTAATATGTACGATGATTTAGTGTACGATGATTTAGAAGTCACCGAAGGGCCAGCGGCTCCAAGTATCATTGAGAAATTCTCTGCCATTATGGACAAGAAAATCGCTGCTGCTCTGCAATCAAAGCAGGAAAAGCCAATCGACGAACACAAAGCAAAGACCATTCAAGCCTTGCAAGAAATGATACGAAAAGTACAGCTAGATGAAGTAACAGGACTTGCAATCGTCTCTGTAGGGCCTAATCCTCAAGCTGCACACGCTTACTCGAATGGCTCTGCTGGCTTTGGACCGATTCTTGGCGAGATCGAATTGATCAAGGGGCGCATTGTCAACGCTCTCCTTGCCCCAAAGCAACAGGCGTGAGATATGGCCGCAATCAATTCGAACCTGATTTATCAAGTTGCGCAATTCATCTTTGAGTTTCCAGAAACATCTCTGGATAATATCACCCGTGAAATGCGTATCAGTAAGATTAAAATCACAAAAATTGTTATGCATTTGTATAGCAAAGGTGCGATTAAAATTGAATGCAGGACCCTTGAGCGCGGCGCATTTCCTTACGACCCTAAAGATACTATTTGGAAGGCAGAGGGGCGACAAAAGAAGCCTGTCATGCGTATAAGCCCCATGTCAAAGTCACCAAAATTGTTTGATGATAAGGTTAATCAATGTCTGGAAATGAATTAGTTTACATCGTGCAATTGCATGCTACGACCCCGAAAAGTGGAGACCCTAAAATCACGGTACGCGTGCAGGCAAAAATCGCCCCGACCCGAGAGGCAGCCGAAGCCAAAGCCATTGCCGTTGCAGAGCAACGCTCGCTGTATGATATGGGATGGGTTGTTACCTCGTGCAAAGGGCCAGTGGGCGACAGAGGCGATTTTAAGCCCGTAGCGCAAAAAAAGGTCGCGAATGGATGATGAGTACCGAAGGTCTGAAATCCTGCTAACGCAGGACGTGATTAATGAGCTAGTAAACAAGTACGGCATGGATGCTGTGACGATTGCGGGCGAGATTAAAACATCCCAAGAATCCATCCATGCATGGCGACGTGGGGACCGTTGCCCACAGCCAGGATGGCGTCACAAACTTCTGTTGCTTCTCGAAGAAATTAACGCGACGGGGATCGTTCCGAAGGCTCGAACTAAATGGCGGCGTTGACATTGAATAATCGGCTAGATATGGTGGCGGCGTCCACAGTATCAGCTAACTGTGTACGGGGGCCAGGGAAATGATTCCCTGGTTTTATTTTGCCGGTTTTAAGCGTACATGCGCAGGCTGCTCATAGTACATTATCAAAGCCTGATTTTTAATTATCTTCCTCATCATCCCGTCAATACAGTAATTCATCGAAATATTTTCGTTCGCAAGGATTTCTTTTTGCGTGAGTTCTGAGCGTGGCACAAAGACCTTTTTTACCTTTGTCGGGATATGTACTTCGTCATCAAATCGCTGAAAGAGGCTGTCTTCCAACATGAAAACTGGAACATTGCCCTTTTTGGGGCCGGGTTTGCGACGGGGGAGCTGCATAGCATTGGCTTTAAGCTTGATGATGACAGCTTTTTGTTCTTGAAGGGCGCGAATGAGCTTTGGCATCTCTTCCAGTACGATGCGCTCATATTCAATCAGCATCCGCAGGTAGCCGTCCCCAAGCTCGCTATCCCAGCGAGCGATAAAGAACTTTGCTGCTTCAACAGGCAGAACGTATTCCGTGACTTCCAATCCGTTGGATTTGTTGGCCATTCCAATTGGAATGGCGGTCAAGGACAGCCTTTCGAGTCTTTCACTCATCCCTCGGGCGAGAAACTTCTTTCGGACGTTGAACACCTCGGCTCCAAGGCTTTGGGCGATATCGGTCAGAGTGAGTCCAAGCTCACCACCCAAGGCAGCTTGTGGGTAGGGCTTGACGAAGTGCGGGGCAGTCTGTATCTGTTTCATTTAGCGTGACCCTCTCTTTCATTGGGACGTTCTCTCGAAATTAGGTGAAACTCTTTTCGGAATCTAGTCGCTCTGTTCGAATCGGTTGTTCTGTCAGATGCCCCGTAGGAATGTAAAAGTTCAACTCTACGGGGCATTTCTTTTTCTGCCTTTTCGCTTTGCCTGTCAAGTTTCCCAAAGCTCACGAAATCCCCACAAATGCCCCTATAATCCCCTCATTCCAACGCGAGGGGTTTTATGTTTAATGAATTAATTCGATTTGAAGATGAGAATTTTGAAGCAGGTTTAGACGCATATTCACGCGATTTTACCAGGGAGCCGTTACTTTCTTTTAGCAGTTACAATGTCTCGATGAACCGCGTGCAGGGAGTCGGGCCACGATATGGCATCACACCCCTCTACATGCACAGCCAATATGCCGAGAGGCAAGACAACGGGACGACATATCTAGAACACTACGGCGGCGAACGACAGCTCACGGACCTTTTCCCGGCGAACCAAACCAAAAGAAATTCGCTTGGAATTGTGCCTATAAAGATTGGCTCCTCTGTGTATTATTTCCACATTTTCACGAAAGAGCGGAACCGTTTAGGCACACCCACATTTTGGATCGAGTGCTCGACAGGCATATCTTCTGTTGCTGGCGAGTATTTCAGGGAGCCCGGAGCAGGGCTTGATAAGATGATCTATCTTCAGTCTATCCCTGACGAATCAACATATGCACGGCTATATAACACGAGTTTTTCAACGGATTCACAAGTTCATTCAGACCCAAGGCTTATAAAGGCTCACAAAAGCGAAACTAACGTAACAAATGCGGACATTGCCTCTTACACATTCTCGGGTCAATTGTATCCAGTTTCTTGCGTTATCGGCGAGTGTGTCGATAACAATATCGCACATGCAACCTTTTCGCGATTTCTTGATGCGCTCGGTGGTTCAGGAACTTTCTTGACGTGTTTTGGGCCTGTTTCAAGCATGGTTGCATTGGATTATCCAACGGGTGTCAATAAAATCATCGTGAATGCACTTGTTGAGGCGACAAGTGGCGATTGCTTTACTCTTAAAGAGCGCAGGGAATACACAGAGACAGTGACTTCAACCGCTGCAACTCCTACCTTTAATGCGCGTGAATCCACAACCGATATGAACCTTACTTCAACAGCTACAGCAACAATCGGGCGTTTGGATGGTAGTGTTGCTTATGCTGGAACAGCAATAAAGTTCTCATTTATTGAGTGCAATTTGCTCGCGCAAAATTCAGCCTACAAAGCAATTTTCGTCGCTGCAAAAAGACCAACGTGCTTCTTGATGCAAGATACGATGAATTTAAGGGCGTACACCGGCCTTGGTAGAAGCATGTTTCAATACCTCGATTTGACGGTAAATTCTCTCGAACCTCCCATCATTCGAACCTATGACCCAGCTACGGCTTCTTCGGATTATGAAGAATTTTTGGTGACTAAAGCCACGTCTTTCTACACATGGCCAAGCTTTAATGGATCTGCGTTACCCAACAGCGCAGCGACTGCACGAACCGCAAGCACACAAATTACGTTGGGAGCAGCGGGAAGTGGGCTTCTAAGAGCCAACAGGGACTACGAATTGACCTTTGCATGGTTTGATAAGACCACGAGCACGGAAACCAATGTAGGGGCTCCCGTCAAATTTCGCGTGGGGACCGCTGATTTCGTCGCTATCTCCCTCTTTCGGCAGCTTGGTGGTCCCACTGTGCCCGAACAAAACTGTTACCTTGGCGCAAACAATACTTTTCGATTGCCTGTGAATTTTACCTATCGGAATGACTTCTCAAATAAGTTTGGAATGCTTGCCTTAAATCAATTGGAATTGCGCTTTTATTACCGAGAAATTGGACAAAAAACATGGTTCCCAGCTCTCTATATGGATGCCGCACGGTTCTTTGGAGACCCCAATCACGACATCATTTGGGCATGCGCTGCACCAATCGGGGGGCTTCCAGGCGGTGAGCCGGGGGGATTCAATGACTACAGCCCGTTGCCCAATGACGAGTACACAGAAGTAAAAGTCTTTCAAGAAAGGGCGTTTTGGCTCTCAGCAAACAACCTGGTCTTTTCCCGCAAGAGAAACCCTTTTGCCTACTCAATATATAACAATGTAAGCATACCCGAGAACAAATTCAATGGGATGATTATCCATCAATTCGATGGAGAGAGTTATCAAACTTCGCGTCTTTGCATCTTTGGGGCGCAGCAATACTACGGCGGAGTGATGAAGGGCGCAGGCTATGGGGTCGAAGTGCCTGTTTCGTTGTCCGATGGGAGCACAGCCGCCTATGAGCTAGACGGCTCTGATTTCGAGGTGAGCTTCCGGTATAATGCGACGGCATTTTCAGGAAGGGCAGCGGTAGTTGCCAATGGAATTCTTTATTTTTGGGGACCGAAGGGGATCTACCGCGATAATGGGGTGCAGACTCCTGAAAAGATTTCCAAGGATTTAGAACCCGATATTTTGACGCTTTATGCACATCAATATGTTGACAGGATACACTGCATTTTTAATGAATCATCCAGAGAAATTATCTGGTTTTATGTTAAAGATGAGGCAACGGTTAATGCAAATACTACGTGGGCACTGGCTTATCATGTTGATAAAGGCCGTTTTTATAATCTTTATTTTCCGTTTGTGGTGGATTGGGCACGCGATTTACAACGAGAAGATTCTAGCGCCGATTCCGGTACAAATAAGCTCGGAGACAAGCGAACATTGGTGGCAATCCGACAAGCCGCAGCCGACGCCAGCTCGACTCTCTTCTACTTCGACTCGCTAAATAAAACGGGAGATATGTATCCTGGCAAGGATTTATTCCTCTATAAATGTGCCTCACAAGGGAATAGTATCTACCGTCTCTATCTGCCCGCAGGCTACGGAGCCGCAGCCATCGTTGGCATCGCAGCTCTTGATAAGATCGCAATTTGCCAGTCATTGGCTTACCAGGGGTCCGGAAACCCCCTTGGGACAACCTCAATTGATGGAATTTATGTTGTCAACGGAACAGGTTTAGACGGGACAGAAGGCAAATATTATATTGACGTGGTGTCAAGAACTACCGTGTTACCTAATTTTACCGCAGCCAGTGTTTCGCTCGCAGATTCTAGCTCGGCAACGAGTATCACGGTACAGCCCAACATGATCCCGATGTACCATCAAGGCAATAACGGCATCACCTATGTGCTCCAATCCCGTTTGTGGGCACCCGCTGGGCTTAAATCCTGGTTTTTGTGGCTCAAGGGCCATCTCTTGTTCAAAGTCGACCTCCTCTCGTCTGCTAGCGCCCAAACGACGACATTCTCTTACGCGAGTAACCTGTCTGCCACTCTCTTGGCGAACACTGTTACCTTGACAGACAATCAAGGAAGCACCGGGTACAGCCAACGGGTTCTGGCGCTTAAAAATCAGTATGGCGCAACCCAAGGGCAGGCGATGAGATTTAAAATCTCAGGCTCTCACATTGGGGGGAGCTGGCAACTCGTCTCTTTAGCGTTTGAGTGCATGCCCGGCGATTTAGGCAATTTAAAGCAATATGAGGAATAAAAGGCATGGCTACATGGTGGGATAAGGCAAAAAAAGCAGTTAAAGAGACAGTTAATGGAGAGAATGCAATCGGCAAGGCCTTAAATCCTGTCAAAGCACTCTACGATGATGTGCAGTATAAAAAGGATAAAGCCAAGCGCGAGAAGGAAGAAGGTGAAGCAAAAGTAGCAGAGGCGAAATCCAGGCAGGAATCTGACTATACGCGTATCAGCGAGAAAATGAAGAAGGACGCGGGGGATTACAAGACCAACCGCAACTCTCAATCCGAAAAGTACCGTTCAACACGGGATGCCAGGACGGGGGACTATCGCAAAACCCGAAGCACCATCGACGACAGGGCGAGAGCAGATGACAAGGATTATCTCGATAAATTCACCGGAGAAGCCAACAAAAACACGGAAAACGTCTCAAAGAATGAAGGTAATTTCAGAAAAGAACTTTCAGACCTCAAGAGCCGTTCAGCAGGGGATGAGGACCGGCTACGCAAGGATTACGATACTGAGATCAATCCTCGTTTGAAGTCCCAGATGGATGCCAGGAAGCAGGATGCATCTAGCGCCATGAGCCTGAAAGAGGCCGGAGACGTTAATAACTCCGTCCATAAAGGCGTGAGAAGCCTGTACGACGAAAGAGGCGCTGGAGCACGTCGGCAAGGCCTTGCAGACTACGGGATGCTTGCAGCTCTCGGGGCGCAGGCAACGGGCAACGCAGGCGGGCCAATGACGGGCTCGCAGCTCCAAAACGTGCAGGCCGCCAACAACCGACAAGCGGGAAGCGCATATAACAACGCTCTGCAACGCTCTCAATCCCTAGAAGACGAAGGGATTAACAGGGGATTTGATGAGTCCTCGCGTCAGTATGATAGGGGCGTGGCCGCCAATATGGCCTACGATAACAGCGTCAATAATTACCAAAACGCAGGAAATAGCTTCAACTCCCAAGCCCAAGGAATGCGCGGGGAGCAAGCAGGATATACCGGCGATATTCGCAATTCATCCGCCACCGAGGAATCCACACGAAATAACAACGTGCAATCCGTGATGAGCACGGATAGGGGCATGAAGCAAGCCGATACATCCAGGGCCTACGGGAATAACTCGGAAGATTTTAATCAGGATATGACGAATAGTACCTCTGATTATAACGAAACACAGAACTTTAACACGCAAGATGCCAATACCCAGAAGGGCTTTGACGATGCAGATATGGCTCAATCCAATGGTGTGGCGCAAAACATGCGCCAAGATGGCTATGCGACGCTCGGCAAGGTGGAAGCTGGAAAAGCCGCAGATAATGCAACGAATACAGCCGTGGCTAGTGCAGCGGGAAGCGTTATTGGAGGTATCTACGGCGGTCCCGCAGGAGCAGCAGCAGGCGGCGCAGTAGGGAATGCAGCAGGGACGGCCGCCGGTGGTAGTACAAATCCCGCATATGACGATATCGCTAAAAAGGGTGTCGCCCAACACATGAGGCCAGCATAATGTACTTTTATCGTCAAATCTTCTCACGAATAGTCAATGGGACTGTGACAAGTCTCAAATCAAAGCCTCAGGCGTTGGTTGAAATAAAGCCCTCAGGATATCCCTACATCGAAATCGGCGTTACCGAGATGACCAAGGGATACGTGGCTATCGCCACAGGTGCGACCTACACCCTGCCTCTTCCTTCGGACTACACGAATGCCCGTTATCTGCATGTGTATTTCAGAACCGAGGCCACAATGCGAGTAGAAGCCACTATATCAGGACAAGGTTCAACGCAGAAATCCTTGATTTATGGGAGTTCAGTACGACCCGGAATCATGGTGTGCGCTGATAGGTTTACCGCTTTAACTGTGGTTAATACCGCAGCGACAACGCAATATCTCTATTATGAATTACTTACGCTACCGGATATCACCGAGGACTCTAACTTTCAGGACGTGGTGTAATGGGATATTTTACGAATTTTATCAGCCCGCTTTTTGTGGTTAAAGAAACAAAGCAATCCGATTTTCCTTATGTGGCATCGGGCTCCATTGGGCTCGGAATTGATAATGTTTTGAACCTTACGGAGTTCAGCGCAGACACCTCAATCATCAGCGTTGCTGAGTCTCGCAGCCTAAAACGGCCCTCTGTGCTTATCAACGTCTCGCACTTCCTCTTTTTGAAAGTGGTGGGCGAGGTGACTGTTACGATAGCCGGAAACGACACCAATGGCTCAACCGCGATATCTGCCACCTACAGGGTTAAGGGTGTTGAAAAATGGCCGGGATACCTCATACTGCACGGGATGAATCACAGTGCAGTAACAATAACCGGAGTGCTGGCATCTACTGTTGAATCCTATTGGGCTCAATATCTAGAGCCAAATGATGCGCTCCTGGCATGAGGAATTTATGGAATATACAATTGGAATTAAGCGTAAATTTTGGTTTGGGTACACGTTTTACAAGGTAACAAATCACTTTTACGAGACGCATATCGAAGTAAAACAAGCAGGAAAGCTTGCCCATGTGCCAATAAATCCAAGGATGGTTTTAGAGACAACACAGGGACAATTTATCGTAATCTCCAACATTTGGGCCAGGGATTGGCTCATAAAGGACTTCAAAAATGGGAATGAGAGCAAACCCGTATTACCTGAGCGAAGAGCAGAGGAGACCCCTGCCCCTGCAGCAACAGAGACGACTCTATGATGATGTGCCCCTTGCTGAAGAAAACGCCGGGGCGATGCTCAAAGAAAACATTCGGGATAACCGAGATATTGAGCTGAGACAAAAGGAACAACGGGCAGCGACGGAACAAGAAAACATCAAGGAAGCGGGCCGTGAGCAAGGTCGCATGATTTCCGGGGCCGTTGAGGGCTATCAAAGGGGTCGTGATAGTGCTGTCCAGCGTAAGCTTTCCGAGGAGCAAATCCGAGGCAAGCAGTTTGAGAATAGAATGAACGAAGGCTATGGCGAACAAGAGCGCCAAGTTGGGTTGGACCTCAATAAGGCGAACCTCAAAACTGCCGAAGTTGGGGCGAAGTTTGCAGAACGGAGAGAAGAGGCAGGCGTTAGAGGTGCGGAAGCGGGCGCGAAGGTTGCCGAAGTCGAGGCTGACAATGCAGGAACCAAAGCCAAGCAACAAATAACGTACCAAGAAACTCTGAATGACAAAGCCAAGTCGGAAGCCGCCCTTGCGCAGCTAACCGAGGAGGAGAGACGCGCTGAAATGAATTTTCAGCAGTCGAGCGCGGAGGCCGCAGGGCTCGCCGGAGCGCGGAAGGGGGAAAGCATTAAAAGCTGGATAATGCGCACTGAGGCAGAGCTTCGGGTCACAGATTCTAAACAAAGGACCGCAGAGCTGACCCTTAAAGAGCAGCAGCTCAAAGAGGCCATCGCCAATGCCCCGCTCAATAGGAAGCTAATTCAGAGCCAAATCGCTGGACAATACGTGTCCAACGAAGGCCAAGAACTCAGAAATAAAAATGACAAACTCGATTATACTGGGAAGTTTAAGCAAGCACGCCTTACAGATATAGGTATGATCCTGCGTTCTCAAGACCCTCGTTCTGTTGCGAAACTGAAGGATTATACTCCTGAGGAGGTCGCAGAAGCACAACACAAAAACAGAATGAATGACCAACAGTCTGCATTCTTGCAGAACGAATTAAAGAAACAAGATCCAGAGTATGCCGCGAAGGTGGAAAACAGGCGGCAAGCGTTGGCAGAAGCGAATACGTATCAAAACATCATTGGTGATTTGCAAGTCATGGAGCAGACCTATAAATCGGACTCTGGGCCAATGTGGGACAGCGCAGCCGCTGAAAATGACCGGGACAAAATTGCCGATTACTTGGAACAAGCAGGCGAAAAAGGTCTCGCTCAACAGGTGCGGGAAGGATGGAGTGTAGGCAATCAAACGACCGTGAGGTCGGCTATTTCCAAAGGGATTAGCCGCATTCGCGCGCAGGCTAACAAGAGGCTCTCTGCACATGCAGATTCCGAAGGCGTGCGCAATAGCCTTCAAGCCATTGGGTTTACTCCCTATGCAAATGGAAGCGGTCAAATGCGCGATACGGGCACTTTTGATCCATTCAGTGCCCCAGTGCCCCAATGGAATCAGCCCGCACAACCCGCGCCGCAGGGTGGAGCATTTCCGCAATACATCCAGACTCAGGGAGTAGGGCCAGGCCAAGGAGCCCCACCTCCTGCCCCGGCTCCAAGAAAGTCTATGCGCCCACAATCAAGCGTGAGAAAGTAAGGAGTAGCAATGCCTTTAGACCTTGAAATCATCGACAAAGAAGGTAACAGCCACCCTACGGATGTGAACACCATTATGGGGCAGTTGCAGAATGCGGGATACAGCCCAAAGGCTACGACCCCGGACGGCATGAATATCATTATGACGGATGACCAGGGCGATTACACCATGCCCATTAACGAAGTCCTGCAAAATGTTGGCGTTAAACTCGCAGGAGTCAAACCTCAAGGCGCGGATGAGTCCGGAATTAATGCTCTGTGGCGCTATGGGGTGGAATCACTTCCCGAAGATGACGACGTGCGAAAAGCCTTCATTACGTCCAAATTGAGCAAAGAAGCCGGTGTACAGAACCCACAAGTGCAGGGGAAGGGCTCGGATTGGTACTATTTCAACCCAGAGCAGCGTAAATGGATGGCTTTGACATCGGGTGAAGGGATGACCACAGCAACCCTTGCTGGACTTGCTCCAACCGCGCTTAAAGCCATTGGCGCGGCAATTGGAGGAACAAGTGCAGCTATCGCAGGCGGAGGGATTGCAAGTGCAGCTACGGGAGCTGCTGGGGCTGTTCTGGGCGGAAGAGGCGGCCACTACCTCAACAAGCTGATTTCGAGCGGATTGGACCCCGATATTGGCAGGCTTGAAAGCGAATACGCCGACAAAAAGCACGGCAAAGGGGCACTAAACCACCTCGTGGGAGACCTTGGAGAAAACAAACTCGACATGGCCCTCGATGGCGTCACGGGAGGCTTTGCAGGGGCTGTTCCCAAACTTTTTGCCAAAGGGGCCATCTCTCAGGCCACGAGAGGGGCAGGAAGCGCCCTTAAAACAGCGGGAAACGTCACGCAAGGCGCAGCTAATGTTGTCGATAATCAAATTGGTCGGGCGATTATCCGATCCCCCGTGACGGGTGGGCTTGAGCTGGGAGCATTTGCAGCGCAGGCACCGGGATACATCGCAACAAAAGGAACCGAATTAATCAACAGAGGGGCCAAGTGGTTAGGCAACAAAACAGGCGGAGACGCTACCACAAAAGCGATGACGGCAAGTAAGCCGCAAGGCTCCTGGGGGCGCATTGGCGAAGCTGCGCGGCAAAAAGTGTCCGAATGGGGCGGCAAAACGGCTCAATTTACTGACGACTTGATGCAGCCGCGTGGGCCTTCCGACGAAATCGTAAGCGCAGCGGAAAAAGCAGCCGAGAACGTGGCCAAAGTCAACAAGCCCAAGCCAAAGGTGGAGATGATTGGAGCTGAGGAGGTGAGACCCAAAGCCTCAGCTCGCGACATCATGGGCAACCTGGGCGAGAAGATAGGGTTCAAAATCAATCCGAAGGCCTTCCTCAAAGAAGGCCAAGCGTACATCAACCCAAAGGGGGCCACAGATGACGTTGCGAGCGTTCTAGCGGCGCAAAAAAGAGCCCAAAATTCCATGGCAGGCGGGAAGACCGGAGAAGCCGTGGGCAAAACCTTAGATGACTTCCGCAGGGCTGGGAAAGGCATCGAGGACGGCCTGGATTACGCGACGAAAAAGGCATTGGGAGGTGTGCGAAACACCGGAAAGCTTGCCTCTGCTACAGGGCGCGGAATGCAAACCTTAGGGACTTTGACGAACCCATGGGAAAATCGGCTCTTGGCACGGCAGGGACTCGATCAGGTCTCCAAAAAACCGAAAGATTATGAACCCGAAGAACTGCGCGCATTTTTCAAAAAAACGAACGCCAAAAAACTGTATGGCGGTCAATAAGGAGTTCCTAAATGGCATTTGCTCTTACCTCGTTTGAAGCGTTTCCTTTGCAAATTGATGAGCCTATTCAAAAACGCGCAGTGCAAATCGTGCGCTTTACGATTACCGCAGCAGGCGCGGACGTGGACCTTGACTTTGGAGATGTTGCAGGGACCTTTTGGACCGCAGCAATCGCAAACGTAACATATGGCACATCAGCAACGACGGCCAAGACATATTGGACTCAAATTCTTGCGAATGCTGCAAGCGTAATCAACCTTTATTCGTTCGAAATCGATAAGAATAAGGCCCCAGCCGGAGCTTCGGCAATCGGCGCGGGACTCGTGAAATATAACGGGACAGCATTGGCCCCTGAAATTCTTTTCAACGCGGCTGAGGGGATTACTGCACTGACTCTCACTGTCGTTCTTAATCTCCAGAACTCGAAGCTTCCTGTTACCTATTCCTACTGATTTGGAATTGACTGAAGAATAAGGTTACAGTGGCGGGGAAACCTGCCATTTTTTTTTGAGGTAACAATGAACTCACTGACAAAAAATTGTCTGTTGCAGCATGTGCTTTGCATTGAGCAGCAACTTTCCTCTTTGCGCACGATGATCGCGATCGCGAGCCAGATTGATGACCCCGTGGAAACCGTTTCCAAAAAGCCAGAGCCTCAAACGGACTTCCTGACTGAAGAACTCGAAGACCGCTTTGATGTCTATTTAAAGGGCATTCACAGGGACGAGGTGGATCATGTATTGGGCTAACATGCAGACCATGCAACATCTCCCATGGTGCGTAAGAGAAACAAAAGAACTTGGCGCAGTCATCACCAATTTCATGCTTGAACACGAGAGATACTACAACTCGTGGGCGCAGAAGTGGTTCGAAAATCAACAGTTTGTTTACGGGAATCACAACCTGCGTTGGTCAAGGCGATATGGATTTGCTGTGGATGTGGATTTTCTTTCGCGCAATCCCACCATTTCGCGAAGGTCGCAGACCAACATTACCAGGGTCGTCGTGGAAGCCCTGGCATCGCTTATTTACTCCGATTTGCCCACCTGGGATGCGCAGGCGATGGATGAATCCAGTACGCAGGGCAAACGCTATAAAGTCCTCTGTCAAAAGATTCTCGATTGCTACATGCAACGGCTTTGCATGGACCAAGAGCTTAAAATGGCATCCTATGTGTACGTCACATACGGTCAATTAGCCTTTAAAGTCGATTGGAAAAAGAACGCGGGACGCATTCGTAAAGTCCCGATGATGGAGCAGCAAAAGGTAACACTGCAAACTACCGGCATGGAAGAAAACGGACCCTTCGGACCCCTGGAAGCTCCTGTAGACAGCTTGAATTCCAACGGTGAGCCGATGACTGATACGCAATGGGTGCCTGTCTTAGACGAACAAGGGAAGCAGAAATACAAGAGCGAATTCACCGGAGACGTGTCTTTCGACGTGCTCACACCGTTTGAGTACCGGCGCGAACCCGGAAGCCCTGGCATGCACAAAGCCAAGTGGATCGAGCAAATTAGGCTCATGGATTACGATGATTTTATCCAAGAGTACAAGCATTTGGGCGGCAAAACCGGCAACTTTATGGCCGTAAAGCCTGGAAGCATGAATGCCGATTTGTTTCGTTTTGCCTTCAAGCATTTCATGAGAATGGCCTTCATTACGCCGCAAATGGTGTCTGACAGCATGAACAGGGCCGAGAATCCCTTGAGTTCAAATCTCTTTAAACACAAGGTCTTGGTCATTGAGCACTACGACAAACCCAATCCGGATTTATGGCCTTTAGGGCGAAAAACCGTTGTGGCAAATGGACTTTGTACACACGTAACAGAGCCCACATATCAAACAAACAAGCTTGACGGCTGGCATCCCTTCGTTGAAGTCAATTGGCTTAACATCGCCCCTTCTTCGATGTCGTCTGCTCCTATCAACGATGTTGTATCAAAAAACAAGGAGTTAAATGCAAAAGATTCTCTCATCTTTACTGCCACTCTTCGGAACATGGGCTCGCAATTACTTATTAAGCAAGGCAGTGGCCTTGACGCTCAGAAGTTTACCGGTACTCCTGGGCAAATTATCGAAGTCACAGACCCCCTCACAAGTGCCCGATATCTGCATGACGAGCAGCCCATTCCCCCCGTCATCAACCAACTCCGACAGCAAGATAAAGATGACGTTTACGAAGTCTCTGGAGCCGGTGAAGCCCTGCGCGGAGAGCGTTCCAAGGGGATATCAGCCGGGTATGCCCTCAGACAGCAACAGGAACGAGAGGAAAAGAGATTAACCCCACCAAGAAAGAACTTTTCTCAAGGGGTTGCAAGTGCTGGGGAGAAGCTTATCTATTGCTTAAAAGCGAATTTGAAAGAGCCTAACCCTGAAGTGATGGGCTTTTTGATGCGCAACGCGGCAGGGGAATTTGATACGCAAGATGTCATCTCATTCCTGTCTACTCCACTCGATTATGGGGTGGATGTTAAAATCGATGAATCCAGTATGGCGTACAAATCCAAAGCCACAGCGCAGGCCACCATTTCGGATTTAGTGAAGAGTAATCCAGCAATAGCAAACCTTTTGAACCATCCAAAGACGCTCGATGCGTACCTTAAATTCTTCGATGCCGACGCTATTCGGGACCCTCGCATGGTCCACACGGACAGGGCTGCCAAGGAGAATGAAGTCTTTGCCGACATGTTACGTTTGGGCGAGGATGCGAGAGGGCTCAATCAGCCGGAAGTGATGAAGGAAGACGATGACCTGATCCATATGGCGGATCATGAGGAATGGGCTCTGCAAAACGCTTCTGAATTGCAGAAAAACCCGACTCTATTGTTGATTTATACTCGTCACCAGAACAAGCACAGCATCCAGTACAAGGAAAAACAAGGCCAAGTTCCCATTGGGACCACTCAAACAGCCGCGCAACAAAGCAGCATGACGCAAAACCAGCCCACAAAGCCGGTGCAGCAGGTTTACCAAGAGCAGGCACAAAAGCAGCAACAAAAACAGCAAATGCAGGCGCAGCAACCACCACAGGCACAGCCGCAAGGGGCACCCGTGGGGCAACGTCCAGCAGCTCCAACGCAACCCAAGCCACCAGGTGAGCCTGGGGCCAGATCGCAAGATCCCAACGCTCCGGCTGCAAACACGCAGCAGGGCCGCAGAAGTCCAACACAAGGAGGGGGAGGCATTCAGGTATGACGCTAATAAACGACCCTAAGATGTGGCTCTCTAGCAGCGACAGACAGACCCTGATGACCGTTGTTCAAAACGTGGACACGGGCAAACTTTTTGAGATCGTCAACTCCCTCCCTGATACTTACACGGGGGTCACGGATTGGGAGGGATTCAAAAAAAGCCTCTCGAAACGCATGGAGCCATCCGGGCCACTCGTGGGGCCAGAGAGTAAAAACCCGGCGCCTCAACAAGGTAACAGCGACCTGCGCTTGGGCCGCACCCCGAAAATGACTGTCGACCCTTCGGTGAAGCGTGGCCCTCCTCCGGGCCAGGGAGAGAAGGTCGCGAGGGAGCGTGAGGCAAACCTTAAGCCCGGAACGCATGATCCGTTTACTGTCAAAGTGCCTGAGCTTGCCGGACAAGCTAAAAAGAAGCGCGAATGGGAACACGAGGCCGATACCGGCATCGATGAGGACAGCGGGGAGTACGGAGATGCGGGTAGCGACTGGGGCATTTAATTTAGCAAGGCTTTCTGAGGAGAAACGGGCAAAGCTTGAAGCTTTGGCGAGCGGAATCAAGGCAGATGAAGGTGAGGAAGTACCTCATCTGAAATCATATGGACTCAAAATGAAAAAACCTGGATTAAAGGCTTTATTCGGTGAGAGTCCCCTTGCAGCGGCAGAAGATGACGAGCTTGAAAAGTATTTTCGATTAACGAAACGATAAGATTTTCCACGCGCAAGGATGCGCAATTTAACAACAGGATGTTGTTGGGAGACAAGTTATGCAACCATGGAGCCCTTTGACGCTCACAAACGTAGCCTCGGCTACGGGTAACCTTGTGCAGCTCTACCCTTCGTTTTGTACCGCTGGGAGTGGTGCAACCACAATGGGAACTCAGGTACGCCAGTCTACCGAAGGCGTGCTCTATTTCTGCGATATCATGCCCGCATCAACAGATGGAGGGGAATTTGAACTGTGGGATATTGGCGGACTTCCTGAAGGTGGAAGTGACAATACCAACACCGGAACAGCTATCACCAACACATATCTCGTTGCACAACAAGCAAAATTTAAGGCGCGTCTGATTTGGAAACAGGCATTTAAAGGTGACTCAGGTACAACCAACAAGAGCTTTAAGCAACGCGTTCCTGTCATGTGGGGGCTTGCTGGGCGCTTCGTTAACACAGCCATCGCGGCAGATGCTGCAACCGTTATCGTCTCCATTGTAGCGTCTGGATGTGCCCGCAAATACGAAATTTCGGGGTAAATCATGGCACTACAACCAGTCAAGACGTTTACGAATAACTTTGCACGCGGAAAAGTCGGGCCAATCATTCTCTTGTGCGCCAAGGGTTCCGATGATGAAATTTATGTCCTTGAAGTCGACCAATTCACGGGGCAGCTTCCGGTCAATGCAACGGGTGGTTCAACAACGCTAGGGCTTGGGGACCCTTCAACCGTTCCAAGACAGGCCGCAGTTATTGGATCTCCCGATGTGGTGGATACCGCAGGTGCCACGGGTTACAAGACCTTTACCCGTACAGCATTTCGAAAATCTGCTGCAAATGATGCTTCTGCCATGGACTCGGCGGAGGCAATAAATTTGATGGGCGTTCCGCGCTACGACTATATTTCTGTGAGTTATCCAACGGCAACAACGGAAACTTACGTTTATAAAGTCGGAGGCTCTGGAGGGGCGACGGTTGCAACGGTTGCAATTGCGTATGTGGACTCTACAAAGGTGCAAATAAGTACAGTAACAAGGACGTAAAATGTACTGGAAATTCGACCCTTTTAAGGGCTCACTTTACCTCACGGGTGATATGGATGGGCCCGCTTCTTCGACGGATAATACGTTAGTAAGATTTGATGGAACGAGCGGAAAGCGTGCGCAGGGCTCCGGGATTGTGGTTGATGACTCCAACAACATTTCGGGTATTGGCACCCTTGCGAGCGGGGCGATTACAGCAACGACGGGGGCTTTTTCCGGAGCTGTAACAATCGGTGGAACACTTGGCGTGACGGATGATGTAACCGCAGCAAGCAGTATGTACGTGAATGGGGCTGTGCTTCAGGTCGCCAATAAATTGCGCGTCTCAGATGGGACCATCCTCCTTCCCTCGATCTCTTGGACCACCGACACCGACACGGGTTTTTTCCTAAATTCTGCAAACAGCGTGGGTTTTGTCGCTGGGGGCGTATTCGTTGGGCAGTGGAGCGCACTAGGAAAATTCACACTCGGCGCGAGTGGTGGGGTGCAAGTTCATGACATCGAAGGTGGCCTTAACGTAACAAAAGCGCTCGCCGTAGCTGATACCGCAACATTTGCCAGCTCGATTGTATGCAACGGCAATATTCTTGCGGGGCCTGGGACTCGAATTGATGTCTCGACAGCACTTGATACGTTGAGCATCGGGACAGTAAATGCCGCAATCATCAACATCGGGACAGGTGGCACTACACAGAATATCAACATCGGTGGAGCTGGGGACACTGTTTATATTGCCGGAACTTTGGCATGGGTTGATGTAACGGACCTCAAGGTAACAGACAAGATTATCACGTTAAATAAGGGTGGAGCTGCAGCCTCTGGCAATGCCTCAGGCATTGAAGTTGAAGAAAACTCTGTTGCGACTGGTTACGTTAAAGTTGGGAACTCGCGATCGAGCTGGGAATTTCTCGCTCCTGCCGCAGCGGGAACAATTCGCCTGACTCCGGGTAGTGCGGCTTTTTCGAGCGAAATTATCAGCACAGCGTCAGCAGATCGGCAATGGACCCTCCCCAACGTCTCTGACACGTTTGTGGGAGTCGCAGCAACTCAGACGTTGACGTCAAAAACGCTGACATCCCCCGCAATCAACACTCCGACGATCATCGGTGGAACTATCGCAAGTACGCCGATAAGCGGCGCTTCGGGCTCGTTTACAACGCTCGCGTCATCTGAATTGGCAACGCTCAATTCAGTGTCAATCACTACGACCCTTGGAGTCACGGGGGCTCTTACCGGGACCTCAGCATCATTTAGCACGACCCTTGGAGTCACTGGCGCGGCAACTCTTAGCTCGACTCTGCTCGTTTCTGACACAGCGACATTCTCAAGCTCTATTGTTGCAAACAGTGTGCTCACCGTGGCAGGCCAATTCAGGGCCGCAGCCGGTTCCGCAGGCACTCCAAGCATCGCTTTTTCGGGAGACACAAATACAGGTCTCTTCAGTAAAGCAGCCGACAGCGTGGGCTTTGCAGCCGCAGGGGCGGAAGTCGGCTCTTGGAGTTCAGCAGGTGCATTTAATATCGGCCCCGTTTCATTTACGGGTGTTCAGACCCTCAACGGAGACCTGGGCCTTGTCAATTCGGCAGCTCTACGATCGCCCGGATTTGCGGTGGCGCAAGCCTCTGTGACTCGAATCGGGATGTATTACGATCATGCAAATACTAGGCCACATTTATACTCATTATCTCAACCACTACACTTCTCAGTCGATGGAGCAGCTGCATCTGCGGGTTCAATTGAAACATCTCGCGCTTGGCGATTCGGTGGATCAAGCATTGGAGATGCCTACCACTGGTTCCGGGGTGCAGCAGTCATCACCAATACCGATTCCGGAAGTTCAGGAAGCTTAGGTTCAACCGACTTCATCTTCCTAGGAACAAATAACTACTATGATAATGTTGGAAACTTCCGTGCAATATCAGGTAACACAGGCTACTCAATCCTTGAACTAGCGAGAAGAAGTGCAGCAACAAATCCAATTATGACGCTTATGTTTAATACAACTACTCAAACAGGAGGCGCAAACTTAGCTCGCTCAGGAGAAGCCCAACCACTCATAGTGTACGGAAATGGAAACACAGACTTTGGTGGCGGGATTTCCACGGATTACCTCGGAAGTTCCCACAGAATTAAATGGAAAGTATTGAGTGGAACCGCTTCGGCAGCAACAACAACAAACGTGGCTCACGGTCTCACCTCTACAAACATCATTTCTGTGACTGGAATCTGGAGTTACTCATCGTCTTACTCTGGAACTAACTACGAAATCACCGGAGGGGGAGCGGTAGCTGTTGCGAATGATGTGAGGTTCGGAACTGGTTCTACCACCAGAGAGCTATTTGACTCTACGAATGTATATATCCATAATACAGGCGTAATTGCTTACTACAGATTGCTTATTAAATACATTTAAAAGAAAGGGAATTCATGGGAATATATCAGAAAATAGCAGAACTGGCAGGAGAGCAGGAAAACAGATTCCTGCAAAAATGCGACGAAGCAGAATCGCATTTTGCGCAGGTTTTATTATCGCTTAGCGTGGACCTTTCGACAGCAGAGCGTGCAAAATCATCCGCTGATAAGCTTGAAATTAAGGTGACAGATTGTCCAGCGATGCTTGCAACATTTCTTGACATAGCATCAAAAAGGCCGCGCCACCTTGCAAAACTTGCAGAAAGAACACGTTTGACGGTCCATAATGGCTCTTTAATGACTGCCGCAAGGGCCGCAACACTGCCCGTTGCGGCAGTCGAAAAGTAACATGGAGGACGACGAGATGAAATTTCAAAGCTTTCTAGGAATGCTCATCAGTTGTTCTGTGAGCATGTTTTTTGGCTTTTTGGGATTTCTGGCTTACTCTGTCAATGAAGTTAATATGAAATTATCGGTAATCATTGAGCGCGTTGGCGTGCATGAGAAGAAAATCGACTCAATTGAAAGCCGTATGACAAATCAAAAGAGGTAACAGGTGAGCATTGACAGGGTGGTAATAGACCCCGGACACGGGGCGGATGGTGTGGGATTTGATTTCGGAAACAGCATGGGCGTGCTGTGTGAGTGGGATATCCTACTGTCCCTTACGGAAGAATTATTAGAGTGCCTCGAGCTGTCTAGAGTTCGGACTGAAATCCTGCCTGTACGCAGACGGCCAGGCATCCCAATCGCTGATCGCCACCTGCATGTTCCCGCTGGATGCTTGTTACTTTCCCTGAATTTAGGCTGGCAGGCGAAGACAAAGCGCAATTGTTCAGCATTAACATCGCAGCTCGACCCCTCCCACCCTCTGATCGCAGAATTAGAGACGGCAGTTTCGCGATGGGGGATAGTAACCCATGGCGACCACGCAAAAACGCAGCTATTGACCTCTTCGGAGCCTCTACTCTCATTGCCTGATTCTACAGCAATTCGAATTGAGCCGTTTAGCTTGAATGGCCCCAATTCGTCGCTTTATGCAGCACGAATTCCCGCTCTGGGGAAGGCGATTGCGCAGCGAGTCACGGAGTACGTCAGTCTGCATCATTCTCGCGCTTTGATTCCTCTCGCGACGGCGGCAATACGTTAAAGCGTCCGATCTGGCGATTCATGCGCGTAGCGTGCTTATCCTCGCCCTGGTCGTAAACAAACGGCCACATTTGGTTGTCATCTATTCCCCAAAATATAGAGAATTTGAACAATTTAACCCAAAATTCAGCTCCCCTGCAATAGTAGTCATTGGCCTTGCCCGAGAGTGGGTCAAATGTGCGAAATCTGCGTGCAAACATGTAGCCAGAGATGAATTTCTTTGCTTTTTCGGCATCGGAAAAAGACACGATGATGTCGGGCGCGAATTCAACGTGAATCATTTTTTGTTACCTCATGTGCTTTGAAGGTAACGCGATTTCTTACCATACGTCAAACTCGCAAACCCATCGAAAACCCACAAATCCATGCCAAAATATAGAGGTTCCAAACAACACAATAGGAGTCTATATGTCTAGCGTTGGCGTCGTTAATTTGAAGAAAGTGGCTTTTACTTCGGGTAAAGTTGTTGGCGTAGTGAAGAAGCTTTTAGGCAAGAAGGGCTCACTCTGGGACCTTATCCCCATTGCATCCGAACTTATCGGCGTTGCGCAAGGGCTTGTTGGGGTTGATTTCAATGCCCTCCCTACCGAAGTTCAAGACCTTGACCTCGTGGAAGCGCAAGAAGTGACGATTGCCCTTATCGAAGGGTTGAAGGCTTAAAGCTGAATCCAGCCCCTCACATTCGAAAGATTGCGAGTGAAAACGCCGGAAACGTTTGACTTGTTACCTTCTATTGAAACGAAGGTAGATTGACCGGGCACGTAGCTGTCAACGATCCCAATGTGATCGCCGATCTTGTCCCCGTCCCAATCGGCGATCCAAATTGTGCCCTTGGTCGGATTGAATTCCCGTTTCTCTCTCCAAGTTCCGTTCTGCTTTGCCCAGAAAACATAGGCCTCCACAAGCGCCATAGAAGCCCAGAAGCCGGGGGGAATGTCAGGGATTATGTAACCAGCTCGCCGCGCCACGTAGGTTACGTAAGCACTACACCAGTTGACAAATAAGTAGGCATCGCCGATATGCCCTAATTTCTTCATTGCAGGTACAAGCGGCGCAACCATTTCTTTCCAAACAAATGAATCTTTGCTGTGGAGTTCGTAATGATTAAGGGCGACTTCTTTCGCGATAGCCGCCATGAGCAGGCGCTTTTCGTTTCCGCTCGGCACGGGCGCTGTAATCCATTTTCCACCCAAGGATTCCCAAGTAAATTTTCCTACTACGCCATCAACATCGAGGTTTTTTAGTCTCTGGTGCATCATGACAGCCTCTTTGGTTTCTCTGCCAAAGCTGCCATCAATTGCACATTTGAGCCCACGCGAAGAGACAGCCTTTTGCAGCTCTGCAACCATCTCGCCTTCTCGGCCAAAGGACAATTCTTCAGAGAGTGGTTTTGTGGGGATGTAGACCTCTGGTTTAGTCGGTGGCGTTGGCACAGGCGTTGAAGTCTTGCCATAAACGAGGCTGAATGCATGGCCCCTTTCCCCTGCGTTTGGAAGTCTCCAAATCGAGGCGGATGGATGTGCGTTCAGGGATTCTTGAAGAGATGCAACCGTAGCCGGTTTTACGGTATCGCTCTCACTCCCGAAGATGGGCCAAATGGGTGTAGTACCGCTAAATTTCTTATTGGATTCTATGCATTCCTTAATCTCTTGGGCATCTGTCCCAAAGCCAAACTTTTCGTAATAAATCTGAGGTAACGAAACATCGCAGAAGCGATAAAGTAACGACCAAGGGATTTCGGAGTGGAAGCCGCAGTGTCCAAAGGAGGTAAAGCCCAAAAAGAAATCAGGGTTTCGAATTTCTAGAGTGCAACGCTCGAGGAGAGCTTCAAGGTTTGCGTGGGTGCTTTTTGCTTTAAATTCTTGCTCCACATCAAGCACATATCCAACGCAGCCAATGGCCTTGGCAAATTTAACAGCCTCGAAATCTTCCGTAACAGACTCACCGTAATGGTATCCCCAAGCCCAGACTTCAATGCCCGCTTTTTTGAAACTGTCCACAATGACAGCCGTTGCTTGAAAGCGCCAAATCCCATCGCCCGCGCTTTTGCCGTCGTAAGTTTTGAGAAAGACCCTCTGCACCCCGCTCCTTTTCAAAAGCTCTAAATAGTTGCGTGGAAGTTTCGCCAGTTCCCAAATCCAGACGCCTTTTTTATCAGCAAGACTCATTTTTTAGATCCTCTTGACAGGTTTGAATATGCGAGCTATCCACTGTAACAAGTTACAATGTTACAGTGACACCGGATTATATGTGGAGGTTCAAAGGAATGCAAGAAAAGAGCACCGTTATGCGCGTGGGCGTAGACGAGGCAACATATCGGAAGTTTAGACAGTTGTTACTTAAAGAAGGCGAGACGGTTTCGACAAAGCTCGGAGCCTACGTCACCAGTTACGTTAAAAAGAGGAGCCCAAATGGCACCAAAAACAAAATTGGAAGTAGTTCCAGTAAAAAGAATTCCCCTGCATGAATCCTTGATGCAACTCGCGTCCATTTTGGAGTTTGCAGAGAACAACGAGGGAGTAATACCCGATGACCTTTTACCTGCTCTTAAAGGCACAGAAGAGGCTATCGTTGATAGCGTGGATAGACGATGGGGGCTCATTAAAACTTGCGAAAATGCACTCCTGCAACTTTCCGAAATGCGCGATTCCATATCTGAGCGTCAGGGCAGGCTTGAGAAGATTGTCGACTCGGTACGCGAACGCACGTACCAAGAAATGACCTTTGCAGAGACCCCTAAAATCAGCGGGACCTATTGCAGATTTTGCATCGAAAAGGGCGGTCAACGCTCGGTAAAGTGGGTGGTAGGATTGCAGAAATTAACCGACATTATCGACCCTGTGGATGTTGCGAAAGTGGACCCCGCATACATTACCAAGATGACCGTGTTTCATTTCGACACCAAAAGATACGCGAAAGATATGCGGGACGGGCGCTTGATGCTGATATTTGATGAGAATAATCTATGGGATGTTGCCCCAAATTATCCCCCCATTGAAATGACAGATGAGCAAGACTTTGCTACAGATGTAGCTAGGTTAATGCCTAAATCGACACACTTGAAGATGAGGAATGTATGACAGAACAACAGCTCGTTAATATTGGCAATCCCTCAAAAATGGCCGTCCAAGTCTCGCCATTTAACGAAGAGCAACTTGAGATTATCAAGTCTCAAATAGCCAAGAATTGCACGAATGAAGAGCTTGGCTTATTCGTTCAGGTCTGCAAAAAAACCGGGCTCGACCCTTTTTCAAAACAAATTTATGCAATCAAACGAAAGTCCAAAAACACGAATGGCACATGGGGCGAAACCATGACCATTCAGACGGGAATTGATGGCCTGCGCGTGCTTGCGCAGAGGGGCGGTAAATACCGTGGCCAGACGCTACCGCTCTATTGCGGTGCAGATGGGGTTTGGAAAGAGCTATGGCTCGCAAGCACCCCTCCCGTCGCTGCAAAAGTCGGCGTGTATGTGGAAGGATTCCCGGAGCCTCTTTATGCAATCGCGTTATACAAAACTTATTGCCAATTCTACGATGGAAAGCCTTCGGGTTTATGGGCTAAAATGCCAGAAGTTCTTTTGGCAAAATGCGGAGAAGCCCTTGCCCTGCGCAAAGCTTGCCCCAACGACACCAGCCAGCTCTATATCGCCGAGGAGATGCAGCAGGCCGAAGTGGAAGAGGAGAACGTATGGAGTGGCACGGAAGGGCGTGCAACTTCTCCTGCCCTAGAAGCTCTCCCAGCCGCGAGAGAGCCCGAAATCTACACAGAGACTCCCCCGCAAAAGCGCCAATTGCAAAAGATTTGCCTAGATAATGGCGTGACTGACAAGGCTCAGATGGTTGAATTGTCGAAAATTGCAGTAGGAATTCCGATGGAGAATCTTAACACACATATCTACCACTACATTCAACAAGCCGCAGAATTTGGGGGCGAATAATGCCCCCAGGCCGTTACGACCTATGGCCTACGGACGAGCTGGAAAAGACGCTCGTCAATCTTGAAATGTATGTGCCCTTTGCAGACAAAGAGATGCAAAAGTTGGTTGACGAGATAAACGAAGCTCGGATAAAATACTGCTCTCTTTTGCGGCAAAGAGAGCGGGCGTTGGTTGATATTCCGCGCATTAAAGCGGTTTTAAAGGGGCGATGATGGACGCAAACACTAAAGAAGTTTTGTTGTATGGAATTAGTCTCTTCGCTCTTTTGGCATGCTTCTATCTGCAAATAAAGGATAAAAAAGGATAAAAAAGAATGAGAGAACTTCTGTTAAAAGAAATCGATGATTTTGAAGTCTTTGTTAACAAACTCACAAAGCAAACATCTGCTTTTATCACGAACCAGATTCCCAAAAGATACGCCAAAGCGCATTTGCAAATTAAAGTGCTTGTGTTGTTGGGAATGGAGGAGGGAATCACGGCAAGGTTGAAGGAACACCTTGGAGAGACAAGCATAGCTTACCCATTTATCGACGAAATCCGGGAGTGGCACGAAGCGATGCGCAACAGCGACAAGCATAAGGGCTTTTCTGAGGCACTCGCTCAGATTCTGAGAGAGATAGTGGAGGGCGAAAAATGACCGAAGCAGAAAAAGACCTGGAAAGTTTTGAAACCTGGATGAAAGATCGAGAAACTGGTCCAGACCTTGAAGAGCTGAAGCTGATGCGCAATGCGATTAAATTTGCCGCTATAACAGTCTGCGCGCTTCTTCCGGGTGAATACAGCGACGAACGAGTCCATGCCCTCAGGGGGCTCCAAGAGGCGCTTGTCTGGACCGTAAGGGGGATGCCATGAGTAAACCCAGCGAAGCGAAGCGAAGGCGCAGGGAAGCGAGAAAACAAGCGGGCTGGCATCCTCTTGCAGAATGGTATCGATCAACAAGCGGAACGATTGTTCCAAATGAGACGATTGCAACCCATCAATTTGCTCTGACTAGAGAGTTGACCCTCGAAGACCTAAGCGAAATGCGGAGATCTAAAATTTTTGACCGAGGCGTGATCACGCTTCCAGATGACTCCATGCTTCGCTTTGTCGAGCAAGCTGGAGGCTCTGACCATCTCGCCGAAGCCCTGGATGAAGCAACCAGACGTTGCAAGACCGTTGTCAAACTAGGCGAATGACCAGACTTTTATTTATTCTCTAAAATTTACTTGCCATAATTATAAATATGTGTAATAAGTCTCTCATGGAAGTACGACAGAACACCATGGGAGACAACAACAATGAATAACTCACCTGCTGCTAAATCCGTTCTTTTCCATGCTTTCCACCCCAACTTTACGGCGGAGTAATGCGCTATTTCGTCAGGGATAACCTTTTCGGTGAGATGTTTGATATTTGCGAAGGCGATAATATCCTCCAACTTGTTGAAGAAGAGAGCAGACAAAAAAAGTTTTACAACAATCAGCCGGTATCTAACTATAGGTTTGTAAAGCGAGTCAATAACTATTGGAGAGAGCTTTATTTTGAAAAAGGCACGAACGGACACAGCAAGTATTTGAGAATCTATACCGAAAAATACATAAACTTTCGAGCAGAAGAACTTGTCGGCAAGCTTTTCGTTAAATGGTTTGATTACGAAGAAATAGAGGAGGCAGAATGACCAAAACATTACGCGCTATTGATTGCGTTAAAGAAATGTCAATCATTAAATCAGAGATAAATACTTGTCTCAACGAATGCGGAAGCCTCGAAGTACAGAAAATGCATGAACTTCATGAATATAATTGGCCGGTATACGACCAGATAAACAGGGATATTAGCGAGAGAATATCCAAGATAAAAGCAGCCAACGACGAACTAAAGCAGATTGTAAACCAATTAAAAGAGATGACGGAAGGTGAATAATGGCACTATTACTTTGGAAGCTCTCATGTGAGGGCCACTCGGTAGACCCTATCGACGGCGAACGCATGATAATGCGGCAATTTACCTGCGATAAATACGTGGATATCTTGAAGGTAGAGAACAAGCATAAGGGCGTCATTAAGAAGTTCTATGTGGACCTTCACGACGACACGGAGCACGTCAGCATTGCCGCAATGCTCGTGAGCCGCAAGACAAAGGAGAAGATTCTCGCAGCAGCGGGAGAGCCTACGACGGTAGCCGAGGCGGCATATCGCACAGGTTTAGCGATGGGGCGCTACCACAAGGCCAACGAGTTGGCCAATGCGGCATATATTGAGTACGATAAAGCAAAAAAGATACTTATAGCGTTGCAGGAGAAGGAGCAAGAAAATGAAACTAACGGCATCGGCTAAGACTGCCATAGACAAAGCTTTTCGGCACTTCATAAGCGAGAAGAAGAGCAGCAAGGAACTCAGCAGGGCGGATCTGACAAGGTATCTGACATCTTGTGGCACGGGCAAAAGTGTGATCTGGGAAATCGAACTGCTTCCGCTCGATTATATAGCAAAACATGCCTTCCCATCGCCTGAGGTGATCGAAGACGCGGCAAAGGCTCCTGTTGGCTTCGTGCGAACGCCCCAAAGTAGGGCAATTCTGAATTCAAATTTGAAGGCAATTCAGGAAAAGGAGCAGAAGCCCGCGAACGTGGCGAACAAGCCCAAGGCGCAGCCAAATCCAAAAGTGATACCAGAGGAAGCAGACGACAACGTAAGCTTTATCATGAGGCTAAAAAGCAGTGACATACATAAGCTCAAGATTCTCGCAGCTCAGGAAGATCGGAGCGCGAACAAGTATGTCGCCCAGCTCATCAAAAAGCATTTGGCCAAATTTGATTTCGGGGAAATGCGATAAAAAGCCCATTTTTCGGGCAC